CTTCTTTCTGAATGTTGCTCATATGCATCGCCCTGGTACTATGATATCAGTGATGCGTCATGAAGGATGGCACGCTGCTCAGGACTGCATGGCAGGAACAATCGAGAACAACTTCATTGCTATTATTCATAATCAAGAAGAAGTTCCCAAGATGTATCAGGCAATTGCAAAGAGTGCTTATATGGATCAACCTCATGCTATTCCTTGGGAGAAAGAAGCATACTGGGCAGGTCATACAGAAGGTATGACTGCTGCAGCACTTGAGTCCTGTGCTGCGGGGACGATGTGGACTGATTATGAACCCACGCCTATGACCCGTGAGTGGTTGGTGGAAAATGGTTATCTACCTAAATAAATCAGTCCAGCAGAAACCATAGGACTAAACCACCCAAGACAAATTCTTTGAATCACCTTTAAGTTTCGAGATGTAGAATTTGTTGTTGGAAAACAAGTATTCACATATGGCACCTTTAACGAGGGATGTACTCATAAAAACCATCGTTGCCGATGAAATGGTCGGTCTTGGTGGAACAGATTACGTCCGAAACTTAAAAAGCACATATCATAAATGGGAACATCAATCAAGCGATGTTCTCTGTAAAAAATACAATAGTATCAACAGCACAAACATCACGGTAGAAAGTCTCAATCCCTAAATAAATGAGCCTTTGCTCGTGAGAGATGCCTGAAGAAGTAAAGAAGGAAGAAATCAAAAAACCTAAAGGACCTTTTGGAAAGTTGAAAGAAAAGGTTGAAGACTCCGAGGAGCATCTTGCCATTCTTTCAACCTTCGTCCGTCTGGGTATTCTTGTCTGGTCCGGTGGCATTCTCACACTAAACTATGTGACCATTCCTAATCTTCCCCAACAGAAGATCGATCCGACCTTCATAGCCAGTGTCTTCACTGGGGTTTTAGCCACGTTCGGGGTTCAGACGGCGAAGAAGTCTGGTGATGGCACCATGAAGATGAACGGAAATGGCAATGGTGCTGCTGTTGGCGGTCCTGGTGCAATCACTAAGGCAGACCTTGAGAAACTCATTGCTGCTGCCAAAGAGACTGCTCCTGCTCAGACTATTAGAGTTGAGCAAGGACCAATCAAAATTGTAACAGATCAACCTCCATACAAAATGTGATATGAAACCTTACCTCAAGTGGACTGCCATTAGTGTTGGTAGCATAGTAGCAATCGCACACATCGGTGTGCTGGGACATTTGGTCAGACGAGAACCTGATAGGATTCAGGTCCCGACTATTAACATTCCACGCGGCACACCGTATTCTTCTTATAAGATAGAGGCGGGTAAGGACGGATATACAATTGAATATAAAGCAAATGATCCTAAAGTCTTAGAGTCTGAAAAGTCTGTTGACCTGATTAAAAACCAAGATAAGAAAGGTCTGTTCGGTGGCACCAAGACTTTCGAGGATCGTAATGAATATCGTCGCGATCAATATACTATGGAAGGTGTGAGAAACATGGGAGGTGCTGCCTTAGGCGAAGAGGGAAAGTCTGCAGGAGACATAGAGTGCATCGTGGCGGACGCTGGAGCACGGTCACAAGGTGCGATGGCAGGTAGTGCTGTTGCCTCTGGTGTTCTTGTTCCTGCAGTTGTAAACATCCCATATATCGGATGGTTGGCTGCTGGTTGGGCAGCACTGTTAGGAAATAATATTGGGTCTGAAGCAGGGTCTATAGTAAACTCCGCAATCAGTGATTGTTAATGAACCTCTTTTTGAGACCACTTGTGGATGTAAACGATATAACTTGGAGTATTGTTTGGTGCTTGCTGATATTTCTAGGTGGTGTAGCATACTATATTGTCTATATAATGCGTATAGCTTTCGATGAAATGAAAGATGAGCGACCTGACAAGTAAGGATGCTGAACAGGATAAGCAAATTGCCGTCCTAGAAAATTATTTCGGTAGCATAAGAGAACGAGTCATGGGTCTCGAAGAGAGAATGTCTCGTAAAGATGACTATGACCGCCTTGAAAAAAGTATTGATGAACTCAAAGGTAGAGTTCGTCTCCTTGAGAAATGGGTATGGGGTGCGGGAGCAGTCATCGCAGCAGTGATCGTCATCGCAGGTATCGCAGCAAGTGCAAAGGAGGTAGAAAATGGGCGCTATGATTCCCCCCAGTCGGAAGAGTTGTTACAACTTCCGCGTAGTTGAGATCAACAGAGTCCTTGACGGAGACACAATTGATGTCACCATCGATCTTGGATTTGATCTTTACAAGAAAGAGAGAGTTAGAGTTGCTGGTGTAGATACTCCAGAGAAAAGAACCAAAGACCTAGAAGAAAAGGAATTAGGTTATGACGCAACCAACTGGCTCAAGGAGAAACTGGAGGGTGCTATCTCTGGTGATGATGAGTTGTCTGTTAGGACTGAACTTGTTGGTGGCGTTGGGAAATATGGGCGTCTTCTTGGTTGGTTATACATTGGGGACGCAGAGTTGTCCCTTAATGAGCAAATGATTGAAGAAGGATATGCGTGGAGTTACTCAGGAGGCACAAAGTGTAAAGATTTTGAGCAGTTGAGAGAAATCCGCAGACAGCACGGCACCCTGGTTGAGTAATGCCAATCCCTGATATTCGTCTTAATAATGTAAAAATAAGTGACGTTGTAATTCAAGACGTACCAAGGTGGATGTCATCTGATCCACCACAGGCTGTTCCGATTCTCCCTCCAGTTACGATGGAGATCGGAACTCCTATTGTTAATATTCCCGGATGCGTAAGAGTACATAAAGATAACAAAGAGAACGTAAGTTTAAAGGACGAAGACGATAAGGGTATTATGACCCTGTGTGATGCAGGAACTCCATCATTCAATCCAATTGATTATGATGCATCTAGACTTGACTTAGAACAAGAACCACCTCCACCACCCGCATATAAACCACCACCAAAACCAGAACCACCAGAGACAGAAACTCCAGGAGTTCCAAAGCAGACAACACCAGAAAGACCTGAGTGTCCTACAAGGGCACAGCAGTTAAAGGATCCTGTTGGAAAGATTATAGAAGGTAACAGAAAGATCGTTGCATATGAAACGGTCGGGAAAGAATGTCTCCCAGTATTTGAGAAACTTTCTATTCCCGACCAGATAGTTCAGAATATACCTTCAGCAGGTATGGTAACTACGACTGCATCTATCGCTGTCGTGGCAACGTCTTCGGCACTGCTTGCAAAACCTCTTGCTGATCTCTTGTTAAAAGTGGTGAAACCGACCGTGAAGAAGGTAATGAAGAAGATTGCGACCTTACGGGGAAAGAAGATCCCGGTGCAGTCTGTAAGGGAGCGCCTAGCTGAGCAGCGTCAGAGGAACCAGGCTGTGAAGACGTTGAGGTCTGTTCGACCGCTGAAGAAGTAGGTTTAGGAATTGGGTGTGTGTGTGGTGCGATGACATTCTTATTCATCACAATCACATCCGCACATATTTTCGCATAAGGACTTCTGGGATGAAAGCGAATTCCATCCTTCATCATTTGTCCACAATTTTTTAATCTCGCAAGCTCAAAATCTAATCTTTTATTAGCAACCAATTGTTGTTGAAGTTGAATTTGAGTATCTGCTGCTGCCTTACAACGTTCTTGAAGTCCACCATCTAGTGGGAAAGAAAGAGTAGCAGAGAAACCAATGTTGGTGTTGTAAGAAATCTTCTCACCAGTTCTTACCGGTTTTTCCCAGATCACGTCCCCAGGATTATCGGGCACTCCATCCCCCTGAACCTCATCAACAATGACTGGAATGTCAGCACCATCTTCATAGGCACGAACCACTACTCCTTCAGAGTTGGTATAAGTCCTATCATCATACCAGGGTTCCCAAGGGAAGTTCTTTTCGATCTTTGTGACCTGAACTGTCCTACCAACAAAGTCCCTCATATCATATTGAGGTTCAAAATATCTCTGCTCAAACGGATCCTTATCACTAATCGAGTGAGTGATGTAAGGAGTGAAGTTCATAGTGGGACCTTGACACTGAATCCCGTTTCCATACGTGTTGGTAATGTAAGGACCTTGCAAAACCTGAATGGCTTGGTTGGTCACTGAGCCTGAGCTGTTTGCGATGGGGTTTGCTGTCGCGCTAACCCCACCGACATCAGCATAAGAAGGTGTTGCTAAGAATATTGCTGCTACTGCGTAAAGACACTTGTGGTATCTGTTATTGAGGTAACGTCTGTAACCCTTTGAATCACAGTTTGATTTGTGATCCCCGGTCCTTGATACGTCGTCGTAAACTGAAATGCTTCCCCTGGATTTGTGATTGTGAAGTTCGCATTGTTTAAGTTGAGACCAGTTGCTGTGCTTGTGACTTGACCTTCTGTTCCTCCCAATGGATTTACGACCACTGTGCTTGTCGTTGTGGGAGGAAGCAGCGAAGCCCCGTTGTTGGATACGTTGGTTCCAGTTACCGAATATTGCCATCCTGTTGCATAGTCTATAGAGTTAATCGTTTCAGTCACTTTGGAAGTAGTTTCCGTGTGGCTAGTCATCGAGCCCTGTGTGAAGTTAGGCACCACGGGCACAGATTTTGCTGGTTGCATCATACCATGAAAAACCCCAAGAGTCAATCCAAGGATGACTGCCTCTTGTAGTCTAGTCATCAGTCGATCACCGTGATTTCCGAGACAAATTGTCCGACAGCAGTAGATCCAGCTCCACCAGCCGTCAGCGTAAGTCCACCATCAGTTGCGATAGTACCAGCAAGGTTACCAGCAGTTCCAGCTGTGTAAGAGGTAAGCGAGGAGAAGTTAGGAACTTCACCTACAGTGGGAGCAGAAGTTGGAACAGCGTCTCCTTGAACATAAGAAGCTGAGAAAGAGAATGCTTCTCCTGCAGTTGCTTGTGTCGCGGAAATATTACCGGGATTATAGATTCCACTGGTTAAAGTTCCAGTAGAAATAGTTCCTGCTGTGGTTCCGTCCGTAGTATTTACGTTCGATCCAGATACGCTGTATTGGGAACCCAAGCGAGTTGCGGTGGTTCTTGCACTATCTACAGTCAACTGAACACTGGAAGACATTTTATGAACCAGTCCCCCTGCATTTGCTGCAGGTGCTGCCATCAAAATCATGATTAATGGGAGGAGTCTTCTCATTACTAATCACTCTTTGGGTGTGTATTTATTTAGAGAGATGATTCGTTATGGAAAGATTAAAGGTTCGCCTTGATACCGCGTCACCCCTTGACATGAACATGAAGATCGCTTAATATAAATACATGGACGGGTGAGGTTCTCCTCACCATCCAAACACGCCTTACCGAGACTAAACAGCGTGTCTAAAAAACAGTCTCTCATACCTCAGGCGGAGGGTGTCTGAGGAATATTTTACCTAGTGTTCCCCGCACTTATAGATAACCCTTTTTCAAATGGCTTTAACTCTTTCAAGACAACAAACATCCACTTGGGATAACTTCTGCGAGTGGGTAACTTCTACCAATAACCGCCTCTATGTCGGTTGGTTCGGCGTTCTGATGATTCCAACTCTGTTGGCAGCAACTATCTGCTTCATCGTCGCCTTCATCGCTGCTCCCCCTGTGGACATCGATGGTATTCGTGAACCCGTTGCTGGTTCACTCATGTATGGCAACAACATCATCTCTGGTGCAGTTGTTCCCTCGTCCAATGCAATCGGACTTCACTTCTATCCCATCTGGGAAGCTGCCTCACTTGATGAGTGGCTTTACAACGGTGGTCCTTATCAACTGGTAGTCTTCCACTTCCTCATCGGAGTCTTCTGCTATATGGGACGTGAGTGGGAACTCTCCTACCGACTGGGTATGCGTCCTTGGATCTGCGTTGCATACTCTGCACCTGTTGCTGCTGCATCCGCTGTCTTCCTGGTCTATCCTTTCGGTCAAGGTTCTTTCTCTGACGGTATGCCTCTTGGCATCTCTGGTACTTTTAACTACATGCTTGTCTTCCAAGCAGAACACAACATCCTGATGCACCCCTTCCATATGCTGGGTGTCGCTGGTGTCTTCGGTGGTTCACTGTTCTCCGCAATGCATGGTTCACTGGTTACGTCCTCACTGGTTCGTGAAACCACTGAAACTGAGTCCCAGAACTATGGTTACAAGTTCGGTCAAGAGGAAGAGACCTACAACATCGTGGCTGCCCACGGTTACTTCGGTCGCCTGATCTTCCAGTATGCTTCTTTCAACAATTCTCGCTCACTGCATTTCTTCCTCGCAGCATGGCCAGTCGTGGGCATCTGGTTTACCGCCCTCGGCGTCTCCACCATGGCGTTCAACCTCAACGGCTTCAACTTCAATCAATCCATTATTGATGGTCAAGGTCGTGTTCTGAACACTTGGGCAGACGTACTCAACCGCGCAGGTCTGGGTATGGAAGTTATGCATGAACGAAATGCTCACAACTTCCCCTTGGATCTTGCTGCTGCTGAGTCCACTCCTGTGGCACTCACCGCACCTAGCATTGGTTGATAAAACCTGCTAGACTTACAGAGGGTCTACGGACCCTCTATTTTTTTACTCTCTAATGTTAAGTAATATTACTTATTCACATGGTAGCATCAAATTTAACTCTACAACAGAGGGGATGGTTCGATGTCCTGGATGACTGGCTTAAACGCGACCGCTTTGTCTTTGTGGGCTGGTCTGGACTACTTCTTTTTCCCACTGCTTATCTTGCAATTGGTGGCTGGCTTACTGGCACAACTTTCGTTACGAGCTGGTATACCCACGGGTTGGCGTCTAGTTACCTTGAGGGCGCTAATTTTCTTACAGCGGCAGTGTCAACTCCTGCTGACGCTATGGGTCATTCTCTTCTTCTGCTTTTGGGTCCTGAGTCTCAGGGAGATTTCGTCAGGGGGTGCCAACTTGGGGGACTCTGGAATTTTGTGGCGCTTCACGGAGCCTTTGCTCTCATAGGTTTCATGCTT